TGCAGTCCCCCATGGGCCTCTGAAGCCAGCTGTGTTCCCTTGCGGATATACAAAGCGCCCATTCCTTTTGGTCCATATATTTTATGGCTGCACACAGTCAGCAGATCAATGCCGTCCTCTATAGGATGTACCGGCAGATAACCAAAGGCCTGGACGGCATCGACGTGAAACACAATATCATGTTCCCTGGCTATAGCCCCTAGTTCCTGTACAGGCTGTACCGTGCCGGTCTCATTATTGGCATACATGATGGAAATGAGTACCGTATCGGGACGGATTGCCTGTCGTAACGTTTCCGGACAGACGCGGCCATCAGAATCAACGGGAAGCACGGTCAGGGAATATCCTTCTGCCTCCAATGCCCTGAACGTATTCAGCACAGCCTGATGCTCCACAGCAGACGTAATCAAGTGACCACCATGGGGATGATTGGCCCGCAGGTAACCTTGTATGGCCAGATTATCTGCTTCCGTGCCGCCGCTGGTAAATACCACATCACCGGCTGCAACGCCCAGGCAATGAGCAAGCTGTCGTCGTGCCAGCTGTACAGCCGCACGGGCCTGCTGCCCAAAATAATGCAGGCTGGACGGATTTCCATATTGACTTGTCAGATACGGCATCATGGCAGTCAGCACCCTCTGATCCAGAGGAGTTGCTGCTGCATGATCCAGATAGATACGTTCCATCATCGCGTCAACTCCATTTTTAGCCTATTGTATATAATACCATATATAGATACACGTTGCCAGTAAAAATATGACAAGAACCTGCCAGTCCGGGCTTGAAATAATTTTTAATTTGTGATATTATATGAAAGTACGTTATATGACATGCGCCTATAGCTCAGGGGATAGAGCACCGGTCTCCGGAACCGGGTGCGAAGGTTCGAATCCTTCTAGGCGCACCACAGTAAACAAGCGGTTTCACAGCGATGTGATGCCGCTTGTTTTTTACTTTGCCGCTTATTTTTGCCGCTTATTACATTGAAACTACGTAAAAATAAATATAATTGCATGTAAATAGTAATGTAGAACAAACAAAGAAATCCCATCAAACCAGTGCATACTGACTTGACGGGATTTCTTTGTTTTTAACTGTTATTCCGTTTGCTGCTCTTCAGTCGTGCTCTTGTTCAGTACAAATTTCACGGCCCAGATAGATCCGTTAATGACCAACGGCAAGACAATTCTGATATAGTAGTTTTGTACACCGTAAATTATTTTACAGCAAGGCCAATTAATAACGCTCCAGCCGCCGCGGCCCACATGTCACGCTGTCGTTTAACGACGGCTTGTTTGTGTTCCGCTGATTTGATTTGCTCTGTCAATGTCTCTAAGGATTGACTCTGCTGTTTCAAGGCTTCGTTTGCTTGACTCAATGAGCTGTCGGCTGTCGTCAATGACCGCTTTGTTTTCGTCAACTGTTCTTTTGCCTGCGTCAATTGAGTCTGCAACGCTGTCGAGTTGCTGTCCAGCCTGTCTAATTTGCTCTGCAGCTGTTCCAATGCTATCTCTTGCCCGTTGATTATCATCTTGAGCTGATTGTACTGTTCGAGTGACATCTGCACCGTCTGCGGCGGCTGTACGGTCGTAGTGCCGGCACAGTAGCCAGCCACCGGCACCAGCCACAGTAATGAGCAAAACAATAAGGATAATAAGGATCTTTTTATTTCCAGCAATCTTATCGACCTCCTCTTTTATTTGCGGCAGATACAAAGGGATCACCTCCTAATTAAACATATCATCTGCGTACATATAATCGCCGTCAACCTGCCGACCACCAATCAATAATTGATTGGTATCCTGCCAGACATATCCGCGTAAGTTATCGGTATTTCCCCATTGTGCGTTCCATACAGGGCAGCTTAAGCCATACCAATTAATTGGCTGACCGTCACCGACGAAGCCGTCATTACTGGAAACCGATTTGTTCAGCCAACTATACGAAGCGTATATCCCGGCATTTAGCCCTATATTTTCAAGCCATGCGATACATTGTGCTGTAGCCGTTGCTCCGGTAAAATCGTATCCATTACGATATTTCCAGTCGTCAGCGTCTTCCAGGTCAAAGAAGGCCGGCAGTTCCAATAGAACGCCAGCGTCGGCGATAATCTGCGCGCATTTCCGTGCGTGGTTAGCCGTGATGTCTGGCGTTAAGCTGTAGTCATAGTGATAAGCGCCAACTTTTAGACCGTATGCATGCGCCATCTGAACGTTGTTACGGAACTGTTCATCTTCATGTCCGTTTCCCCATGAACAACGTACATAAACGAATTTACATCCGCTATTGACGGCGGCCTGCCAAAAGTCAGCGTCTAAATAGCCCTGAACTTCTGATACGTCAAATCCTCTAATCATATCATTTCTCCTTCCCTTTTTCAATATTTTGGGGCTGTGATTGCGTAGCCGTTGGCATGGAGTATCTTGCCGAGTTAAAACGGCTGTCATATCCGTACTTCGTCCAGCACGCTTTGCCAAGGCCAACGACGGTAGCGATACCACCCCCGACGGCCGTCACGCCGCTCCAACAGCTCATTAATTCAAAATGCGTCCCCCGTAATGCGTTGGACCAATATCCAAACAACCAACTGAAAAGCACGATAAATAAAAAAATCATCATCACAATACTCATGATGATGATCAGCTGCAGCCAGTGCTTCTGGCCCCATTGGCCGATGACCACGATTTTATTTTTCATCGTCCACCTCCTGCATGGCCATGACTTTATTGTATATTGATGTCATGACGCCATTTTTACCAAGTGCATGATAGCACTCATACATATTAGCAAATGACTGTTTTTCCGATACGGTACAGCCGCGCTTACGGAATACATCGTATACTGTCAGCATATCATACCGCAAGATGGCCTGCACCCCTCGCCGTAAGGCGCGTTCACTACGATATCGGCCATATAGATAGGTAGCGCACCCCGTTATAATAGATATAGCTAAACTCGTTGCAATCTGTTCAAGCATTTTACACCTCCCCGGAAAGGATTGATTACTATGCGATTACCTAATGGATTTGGTACTATCTATAAGTTACAAGGACATAGGCGGCGCCCTTTTGTGGTCAAAAAGACAATAGCCGGAAAGCAAAAACCACTTGGTTACTTCAGTACGCATGACGAGGCCCTCACTTTCCTGTTAAAATACAACCACGAGCCGACGGGGCCCACGGCAACGTTTGCCGACATCTACGAGCAATGGAAACCCACAAAATGGCCGACCCTCTCTGTGTCGTCCCGGACGGCTTACGAGAACTCCTTCCGGCATCTGTCCCGGCTCCACGATAAGACGATGAGCCGGCTAAAGTATTTAGATCTGCAAGCCGCAATGGACGACGTACGGAAGGTAGCCGGCTACAGCACACAGAAAAAGTGCCGGGTCCTCATGAGCCAGCTGTACCAGTTTGCCATCAAGCGTGAGATGGCTACGACGGACTACTCTCGATATGTCGAAATTGACCGGCATCATGTCGTCTATAAAAAGCATCCTTTCACGGTCCGCGAAATCAATCGCCTATGGAAGCAGTCCGACAACGAGACGGTCCAGGACGCGCTTATCCTGATTTATACGGGCCTGCGCATCGGGGAGTACCTTGCCTTACGACCGCAAGACACAAAAATACGCGAACGCTACATCGACATCCGGCACAGCAAGACGCGGGCAGGCGTCCGCAAGGTACCTATCAGCAAGCGGATACTCCCCTTCCTGGCCGCACGGAAACGGCGCGGAGTGATTTGCCAGGAAGGAAACTACGATGCGTTTCGGCGCCGATGGGACCGGACGATGAAGCAGCTGTCGATGCATCACACTCCGCACGAGTGCCGACATACCCTGGCCTCGCTGCTCGACTCTGCCGTGGTCAATGCCAGCGGTGTTGCATCTGTACCGAGCCCTTTCACGACGCCGGCTTTTTTGTAGAAGCCAGCAATGTACTGATCTACAACATCACGGACGCCATAAGACGCACGCTGCATAGCGGCATCAATCAGATTAACATTGGCCTGGGCAGCATCGACGTCATCGACCTTGAACGCAAAATACTTCTGCTGGTCAATTTTTAACTGGGTCGGCGTCCCATCGACATCATCCAGCGTAATGTCTTCTGTTTTTTTATAATCTTTGATAGAAATATCGCCAATCTGATTGATTGTAACCGTATCGCCGGCCTGAGAAATATCGCCTTCGTAATCACGGTTGCACAGGTTGCCATAAACAAGGTTCTTGTCCAGATGAGCAAGCAGTCTCGCTTCCCAAATAGTAGGGATAAACGTGGTAATTGCCATTATTTCTTCACTCCTTTACTGATTTCATCCCAATGCTGATTGATTTCAGCCCGGGACATTCCTTTTAATTCATCCATTGTGTAGGCGCCATGATGAGATCCTCCGCCTCCCTGACCGCTTCCGGGATGACTGTCATTTTTGACCGCCCAGGGATTCGCTTCCAGCCATCCCTTTACCCCGTCTGCAATAGAGACTTCTTTATCTCCGTCTTTGAAAATCAGGCTGCCATCCTCTTTTGCACTCACATTACCCAGAAGTACCTGGGCAAAAACATCCGGCTTCACGGCCTTTCCATCTGTAAGAGCTGCCGTAATCTGTGATTTCATCGTTGACTGGATACGTTTGGCTTTTTCTTCCGCGGCAAGTTTTTCACTGGCAGTATATTTATCAGTCAGTTCTTTGATTTGCTTCTGCATACTGGCCATCTGCGTACCCATCTGCTGAGGGTCGCCGATTTTCCTGACAATATCCAGCGTTGCTGTCAGGTTACGCAGGTTCTCGTCGATGTTTTCCCCGTCACGCAGGCCGAGGGCATCCAGTACCTTGTTCCGGCTTACGCGGTTCGTAGCGGCTTCAGCCCGGACCTTGCTGATTGCATCCTGCAGGTCAGCGACCATTGTCCCTCCGTTTTCAATCTTACTTAACGCTTCATAGATCTGTTGTAATGTGTATGCCATTTTTGTACCTCCCGGGTATAAAAAAAGATCCGTTCTTTTACGTCTGCGGTCCGCGTCTGGCGGCGAAAAGACAAAACATAAAATTGCAACAAAAAAGCAGGCCCTGCGGTCTGCTTAAAATCCATTTTTTAAACTTTCGGAATTATATCGTTAATTCCTTTTAACGTTCTATATACCTTTTTCATCATGGTATTATTTTCTAAATATTCCATGCCTTCCAAAGACAAATGAGGGTTTAGTAAAAGTAACTGGCTACCTAATTTGTCGTTAATAACTTTCACCCCTCGAATATACCCGTCTTCAATCAAAATATTGAGAATATTTAAAAACAACGTGTCACTTACTCCAAAATGTGCTGCTGTGAAATTATCTTCATCAAATTTCTCAAATTCCATGCAGGTTTCAAAATACTTGAGAATTTTATAAATTAACTTGAAGTTATCCATGAATTACCACCTTTTCATTAGTACCAAGCAATTATTTTATTAGGATCAAACTTGCCAGTTTTTTGGCAAGATTCAAGGTAGGGGATTGCATGAATAGCATACCATCGACCGTAATTTTCAACTACTTTTTCTATTAAAGGTTGATTGTTTTTGCGGTCATACCCCACTACTCCATATTCTGTTGATTGTTCAGGATAATATTTATATTTGACTATATCATTGCTTAATTGTATTAACTCTAGCCGAATCATTTTATTTCTCCTTCTCAATCAGTTTTGCAATAGCTGCTGAATAATTGTACTTACGTTCTGCCAATGCATGCGCAGTTTCATATACGTTTATTCCATACCGGTTCATCAATTCATACTCAAGTCGCTCATGTTTCAACATGATTATATCATGATTCTCTATCCCCTGCCCAGTATATAAGTGTTGGAATGACCTGGCCATATAATAATCAGGATAAAATTTTCGAACACTGCCATCTTTATAAAGATGTTCGTCTTCAAAAACATGACGGTATATCTTTTCAATACTCTTTTCAGTGAAATGGCTATTTTGAGCGATTTTATAAATTACATCATTTTTATTCGAATGTTGTAACGTATCATAATAGCGTTTTGCATGAGCATATCTTTTTTCCCCGTAAGGATCATTGGTATCATTGTAGGCACCGTTTCTAGCTCCCGTATAGTCTGATAAGAATCGAATTCTACTTTTTGCTAATTCATCCGACCAATTACGCATATATTGGCGCCAGTCAGCCCGTCCTTTTTCCCATGCACGGGCGCCGTCGATTCCCAGTAAATAACAGCGTTTCTGATGAGATTGCCGCTTAAGATAGGCGTCACCGCCATTCCTGATTTGATTGCACTGCCTGCTCTTGTCAATCTCTGTCACGTAGACCAGCGACAGATGGCAGAGACAGTGCGGATGAACCGGCAGTATGGGCGTCTTATCCTTCGGGAAGATTCCCGGCCCCAGTCCCCAAAGGTCAGCCTGAGCGTACATATCACAAATATCATAGTGCGGATGACGGCTTGACAGCGTCCACTTATAGGCGGCGACATCATCATCTGTATCATAACGGGCATGGAACCCGTCAGCCCAGGCACGGGCTGATTCCGTCCGGGCAATCCGTTCCGCAACATACCGGCTTTTCTCCTCTACGGCCGTCCTGACCGCGTTTTCCATTGCCACTGTATCATTTGCCTCAACCGCATCCAAAAGTTGCCTATAGGCCGTCTGGAGCGATTTATTGGGTACTCCGTCAGCACTCATGATTTCCGTCTGCCGTCTGGCTCTGCGGATGAGACGCTGCAGAGCTGTCCGGTCCTGGTATGTCAGATCTGACCGCCTGGCAAATGCTGTTATCGTATTAAGATACTGTGGCAATGGCTGCCGGCGGATAATATGACCAGAATTATATCCGTCATACAAGGCCCTGGCCGCCTGTGTCGCAGACGCCCCAAGCCTCTGCTGTGCCTGTATCGTCGATATAATAGCCTGACGCATTTCGGTTTCAGCACCATGCAGTTTCGCAGATAACGTCATTCCCGATGCATCCCATGCCCCCGTAAGCTCTGGAAGCAATGGGATATCAGAGCCGGCCCCAACAGACGCCGCTTTCTGTATCGCTGTATGGACTGCCTCAGTAAAAAATGACGAAACAGCTGCAGTCTGCATAGCCTTATCCACAGCATCGGGAACAGAATAGCCGTCCGCCATGTACATTGCCACTAATGCTATGACTTTCTGGCTTTTTTCTTTGTATGCCATAGAAAAGGCTGTCAGGATTTCCTGTATCGGGCTGTTCATTGTTAATCACCGCCATGTGGTTCCTGATTCGCCCTATCTGCCTGCCGGCGTTTCATATCTTCGACCAGTTCATCAAAACGTTCATCCGGCATATCAGGGCAATACACCGCCAGTACCTTTTTCAGGACTTCCTCTTGCAGGCCATCTGTCAGATTCATGTCCAGGACTGCCTGAGCCTGCGCCAGCTGGTCTGTCACATCGACAATACCGAAATCGTCCGGATAAGATACCGTATACGTAATGTCACTATTCACCCACCTGGAAACCAGTTCCATGACTTCAGTTTCCGCTCTGGCACACTGCATAGCAAAGTTAGCTAACTGCTGATTGGTCCGTTCGAATTCCCACTGCCGGGCAATCCCGCTGTTGTTGTTCTGTGTCGTGTTGATGACGAACGACAGACTGGCCATGCGATACATTTCCTGTATCAGCGACGAAATCTGCGTCTGCAGAATAGTGGCAGGGTCCGATGGCGGTGCGATGAACGCCGGCGCATGACTGCTATCTGGAATGTATCCCAATGCATTGTTTGTTCCGACGACCAGGTCGTTAACATCCAGCGATGGAATTGTCAGCAGCGGGAACGTCTGATTCCGGAGAATCTCACCCAGCCAGGAGCAGTGGTTATACAATGCCTTAGCCGTCCTTGCAATGGGTTCCAATTCCGGCGTCGGCTTCATCGTCCGCTGTTCCAGCATCCGGGGAAAAAGCGGGATGACCGGCACACAGCCCAGTCCATGCTCGCCCGATGATTTCATCAGATTATCGCCCCAAATCTCCCATTTGGTACGGTCGTAATACGTATACCGGTACTGATACGTCCCATCTTTTATACTGGCAACTTCTTTGAACCGCACATACAGCAGGGAACCGGTCTGATCTATCCCATACTCTTCCAGATCTTGCGGACCCAGTACATACGCAAACGGGATTTCCCGATGCTGCAGCATTTCGGCGACCGTCCTCGACTGCCGTTCGCTGGCATTATCCACCACGATAAAAGACACGCCGTATACTTTGGCCATAATAGCCGCACGTTTCATGAACATGTGAATGTCTGCGCCGGCAGTATCGACGTCATCCAGAAATGCTTTAATGGTTGCCGATGCCGGCCCAGAATAATCACGCAGTGGCTGCCTCTTGAAAATAGGATCTACCAATGCGTTGACGATAGGGCTGAAATAATTTAAATAATACGCGTTCGCCTGACGGAACTGATAATCTTCCTTCGATTCACGCTTGTGTTTATTGAGATATGCTCCGGTAGCAAATCCGCCAGTCCCATAATACGCATCCCGTAATAATTGATACTCTGCCATGGCAACCTCCTAATAATTGACGCGCCGGGATACGATTTTATCCCGGTTCATGATTTCAGACAGCCCATAGCGTACAGCGTCGATGCTATGGTTATTGGCATCCGGATACGCACTGATGAACTGGCCGTCTTTATTGCGTTCATATTCATACGCCACGAATTCCTTGTACGTATTGGGACAGCGCCGCTTATCAATGTAGATATGCGCGCGGTTCTGCAGCCAGCGCATCCCGAAATCTATACTATCCGGACCCTTTCGTGCCCCGGAAATACGAAGGCCGAAGCCTGCCATTTCAGCAATGCTTTTTGGTTCAGCGGCATCAGCCAGGATACGGCTGTCTTTAGCACGAAGTTTGATGGATTTAGCCGCCTGGCTGTTCGTCAGTTTCTGCTGATAGATTTCATCGAAAATATACAGATCTTCTCGTTTCGCATCGTAGTACATAGCGACATAAGCTAATGGATCTACAGCAAAACCGAAGTCCAGGCCGTAGTACAACCTGTCAAAATTCCCGACAAATTTGTCACTCATGTCCATATCTTCGACGTTCTCGAAGACAGCCCCGCCTGTGCCTGTGACTTCACCCAGGTACTCATGACGGTAAGCCATTTCATTCTTGATTTTGAGCTTTTCCGCGTCTTCAAAGAACCGTTCTCCCAGCCATTTCCGGGGCACGCCCAGATACGTCGAATGATGGACCAGTCTGTCCGGATCATCAAAGAGTTTCTCTTCATTGACCCAGTTGTTTTGTGACTTCGGCGGATTGAATGAACAGAACTCCCAGAAAATTGGACCACCACGAAGCAGTGACTGGTTGAGGTTGCGGATCTCTTCCATACCACTGAACTGGTCCAGTTCTTCTATCCAGCAGATCCCGACATAACCGAACGGCAGTTTGATGGACTTGATTTTCTGTGGGTCATCGACACCAAAGAACAGAATTTTCTGGCCGGTCTTCTTATACGTAATCTCATGAGGCGACGTTTTGAAGCGGAACTTATCCGTCAGCCCCAGGGCATCAATGCCCCACTGCATCTGCGGATAAACGCTGTTTTTGATAGTGTTGCCGACTTTCCGGAGCACAACAGCATGACACTCCGGATTCTTGATCATGAGCGGCGGTATCTCGATACTGATATCAGACGACTTCGTGGATCCGCGCCCGCCTTCCAGCCAGTAATACGTATGGTCATGCCGCTTTATGTCCCGATGCAGTTCCCAGAAATGAGGGGCTATGATATTACTCAGTTTTACTATCTTCATGGGATTCTCCTATATCATCAATAATCTGCACCGTATCATCGTCCGCTTTTTCAGCGCTCAGATCAGCAACCTCAGCCCTGAGCTTTTCATTACGGAGTTCCTGCTCTTCCTTCTCAAGAGCAAGGAACCGGCCTAATCGTTTTTCAAGGGCCTTCGCTGCTTCCAGCCTATCCCGTGCTGATACCTGTTTTTGAATAATCCGCGCTTCACTGCAGCCGTCGCCTGTTCCTTCTGTCACAACGACATCTTCTTCTATTTCCCCGCGCATCGTACTCGTCATGAACTCTAAAACTTCGCTGAGAGACGCCGTACGCTCGTTTTTCAGCTCCTGCAGGCGTTCATCTATGGCCGCGGCCAAATCGGGCTTAAAATGGTGATTTCTGGGGATTAACCACTTATTTGCAGTTGCGATACTTCCCTTACTATACCCGGCCTTTCTTGCCGCCTCGCTGGCATTCCCGGTCTCGATATAATAATCAACAAAACGTTTCTGTTTCTCCGTCAGTTTAGCCATGTCACATGCTCACCACCATCCTCTTTCATTCTTTCAGGCATGAAAAAAGGGACCCGCTGCCATGTCCGGTCTATTCACGCAGACAAGCACAGCTAAGTCCCTATATATTCAATTTGGCAGGCGCGAAAGGATTCAAACCTTCAACATATGGTTTTGGAGACCACCACTCTACCGATTGAGCTACGCGCCTATGATAGATATGCCCTCTAAGGAGAGGGAAGCGGCACAATGATTGTTCATCATGGCGCCGCAGTCCGAAAACAAGAAGGGGCATATCGTGACAGTGTGTGGGATGCGCAAGGGCAGCCGATGTATTTGTACGGGGCATTAGCCTCCCTCGCGTCATCCCCAACTCCCACGCTATTATCGTACCACGTCCGACCAACTTTTTCCGTATTCAAATATTTTATTTTCTGCTCGATTCTGTCAAAAAACGACACGAAAAAAAAGTTATCCACAATTTCCATCATCATTGTCGATAAATACCAGGTGCGTCTGGATTGGGATAGATTCCTCTCCGAACATGGCCCCGGTCAGTCTCCGCAGTGCCTTCCGTGCTTCATTCCGGCAATAGGTCACGCTGGCGCCTGCATAGCTGGCCGTGCTTTCCCATGATGAGCCATCAATATAGCGGGCGCGGATGATGCGATAGTCCACGGGATTCGTCGCTTTCAGTGCGTCCAGGGACCGGTCCAATTTGCGGATTTTCGGCAGCATTTCCAGAAGGTCATGATAACTGTCTTCAAGCCGCTTCTCTAAGTCTTCCCGTTTGAAATACGCCCTCTCTTGCTGGCTTGTCCCATCTCCACCACCACAACCTCCAGTTGCAGACAGGTTGGGTACATTAGGAGCGGCCGAGAGCTTAAGCATCTCTTTGTAATCTTCGATTTCCGCCTCCACATTTGCCACGTATTGCTTGAACTCGGTGTAGCGGTTCAGATATTCTTTTACTAATACGGTATAGTCGTTGTGATACATGATTCCCCTCCTTATAACGCGAGGAGCAGACAGACCTTGTCAGCCTGTCCGCTTATGGATTATCTATTCACATTTATGTCATTGACAAACCCCGTTTCCTCGCATGCCTGGCCTTACGCCGGATTCTTTGCAGATCATCGTAATCAATCCAGCCCGTTTCGCTGTATTTCTTCGACGCTGCAATCCATCGGAGCTCCAAATCCGGATACTTATAGACGAAGAGTTTTCGCTTCAAGGCCGCGTCTTCCATGCCATACCCCTTTACATCGATGACAATTTTCTGCCCGTCATCCTGGATGACGAGGAAGTCGGCAATGTAGTACATCGGCCGGTATTTCTTGCCGTATCGCTCGCAGGCCGGCTGTAATTCGTACTTAGGGTGGCACTCAATATGGCGAAGCTTCCCTTCCTCTTTCAGCCGTTTTAGCCTACAGTAGTATTTCGCTTCCGTTTTGCTGTCGAATGGGATGCCGTCCACGATGATCTTCTTGCTGTTTATCTTACTCGCCATCACCGGCCTCCTTTGTATCGGTATCCCTTCCGCAACAACGTCTCTGCATGCCGGCACCGGCTCTTCTTGAATTTATTCCGGATGGAACGTTGCCATGCTTTCCGAAGGATATAATGACGCCGCCCGGATAGTTTGGAAAATGCTTTATTAATCATATTCCAATCCGTGTCTATAACTATTAGCGGCATCTTCTTACCTCCCGTTGACCCGGTCTTTGAGCTGTTTGCCCGCTTTGAAAGCAGGAGTACTGGAAGCGGAAATCTTGATGGTTTCCTGCGTCTGCGGATTGCGTCCTTCCCGTTCGTCATGGTGGCGCACTTCAAAGGTGCCAAAGCCGACGATCTGAACTTTATCACCCTGGGTGAGGCTTTCCCCGATAGTTTCGAATACGGCATTTACGGCTTTTTCAGCATATCTTTTGGGCAAATCGGATTTATGTGCTACTTCGGTGATTAGTTCTTTTTTATTCATGGTGTATCCTCCTATTCATTTCCAAAAATCTTTTCTCTTATTTCATCTCTCTCCCGCTCATCAGGGTCGTCGTCCTGCTGTCCCGGTCCCGGAACTGGATCAGGTGCTTTCTTCGGACGCCCTGTTTTCTTCGGTCGGCCTAATTTCTTCACATTTTGCGTTTTAACGGCCGTTTCTTCTTTCGGGCTATGATTTATCATGAGGCTGTGTAAAAACGCCGTCAGCTCGACGTCATCCCCTATGATGTCGATTTTAATTTCCATCTTTATCTGCCTCGCTTCTTCTTGTGTATTTCATACTGGGTTTTCTTTTCATGCGCATAGCACATATATTCTTTCATTGGCTGCCTGCCCTTGAACCGCCATGGATACTTTAGCCGTTCCTGCTCACGTCGCTTCCGTTCAGCTTCCCGTTCTTCTTCCGTCATCATGTGTACATGCACACCGCCGGGCGAATAGTCATTCACGGAATCACCTCATTCTTCTTTCTGGGCTGTCCCGTTTTCATGTTCAGCCCCCACTTAGGTCCCAGGTCAACCCGTCCATATTCCTTCTCGAATTCCTTCAATATTTCACACCGTATATTGAGTTCGTAGCGGATACACGCCATGAACCGCCATATGGTCACACCATACCTATCCGGATCCAGTAATATATCTGCATAATTATAGATCCGTTTTTCCAGCCGGTGTATATCAGCTACCTTAAATCCATAATCACGGAACAGGATGTACAGTGTCACAACGACGGCTCCCAGCATGATAGCATGTATCGTATCACGCAGCTGTTTGTTGCCGATCTTATCCGCTGCAATGACGACCATCATCTTTTTGGCAAACTCTCTATCCATCCTGCTATGATTGTATCCATTGCGTGAAATCTGTGCTTCATACATCGATGACTGTGGTAGTTCGTCCCATATCCTGACAATCCGTTCCAGGCGTGTTTTGCCAAACTGAAATTCATCGTGCAGTGCCATGAATACCAGCGTCGTAACAGCCTCTGCCGATGCATCGCCGGCTATAAGTATACGCTGGTTCATACTTTTGTTTTTGTACTTGTAGAACATGCTGCCAGCCTCCTATCAAAATGGTATCTCTTCCTGCTCCATCGGTTCCGGGTCTTTATGTACGACCGTTCCCATGTCTTCAAAGCTGACATCCGGCTTATCTGCCCCTGATGCCCCGGTTTTCCCGGACGGTTTATTCTGGTCCTGGCTCCGCCGTTCGATGAATTCCATACGGCTCACGATGACTTCGGTAGTATATTTCTTGTTCCCGGATTTATCCGTATAGCTTCCCGTCTGAATTCGGCCCTCTATCAAGATCCGCTGTCCCTTATGGCAATAGGATCCGATTACTTCAACCGTCTTCCCGAATGCGACACAGCCGATGAAATCCGCTTCAGTGTCCTGATCTTTTTTCTTCGGACGGTCTACGGCAAGGGTGAAACGCAGGATCTGTATGCCTGATTGTGTCACGTTTGGTTCCGGCTCTTTTGTCAGCCGCCCCAGCAGTATCACCGTGTTCATGCGCCGGCAGCCTCCTTTAAATTGCGGAAACAGATGTACTGCTTGGCGCCTATATAAACAGGTTTTCCCGATGAAATAGCGGTTGATATCTCACTCTGGCAGCCTTTGCTGGCCGTCCAATAGCCTGTCATGATGACCCCGTCACACCGGTTCATCAGCTCCAATGTCTGCATCAGGACTTCATCATAATCAAGGTTTGCGCCGTCCACTGGCCGCATGGCATCCAGCGGCGATAAAAACACTGTGTCCGGATACAGCCTGGCCAGAATTTCCGTAATCCTTCGGGCTTCCTTCCGGTTTTCCTCCTCATTCCCCGTGTACGGGTGAGAAATGTACAAGACTTCCATGGTTCTCCTCCTAATCTAATCTACCAGCACAACGTTGCCGGTGTGATCTACATAGCTTTGATGCCGTAAATTCGTAGTCATCGTTCCTGCAAGTTCTCTTTCCAGGCATACATTTTCTATGACCACATCCATTGGCACACCCTCCCGGTCTGCCATCTGTTTCAGCAGCATACGGGTCATGCCATAGCTTTTGTTCATGAATTTCCCAATCATGGCAATATCATCTATCCGGGACCGGTTGCGATGACGGCGTACATTCTTCAGCCTCGTACGCTCCCGCTTTTTATCGTTGATGCTCTCTCTGTTATCTATGCCATATTTCCGGGTAATCACCCCGTGGGCAATACCGCTGCAGCGTTTACTGCAATACTTCTTGTTGCGCCTTTTGCTGATAATAGGAGACTTCGCCCCACATACCGGGCACACACCGTCCTGAGGATGGTCGATATTATACAGGACACGGGTAAAGCAGTCATTGCATATAGTCCGTCCATGGATGGAATCAAATATCTGATGGCAAACGGAACACTTACTTTCCATAGCCAATATCACTCCCCTCTTCTATTCCTGTACCGGCCTCATCGACGTGCCGCTGAAGATGATCAGCTTGTTCGTCGCCTTGAGCCGGTCGAAAATCCGCATCTGATACCGGTCCTTGATTTCTGTCGGTTTCAGATTGCTCGTCACGATGGTAGCCCGCATGCGGTTGTACCGTTCGGTGATGATAGCATCGACTTTGGCCTGTACCCAGGCGTGGTCATATTCGGCTCCCAGGTCGTCGAGTACCAGGAGCGGCGTTGTCTTCACCCGTTCAATGATGCTCTGGCTGTCTGCCTTCGAATTAATCAGATCCAGGAGTGATACCATGGGGATGAAATAGCCGACACCCCGGCGTTCCACCAGCTCCCGCAGCACCGCTATGGCCATCGTCGTCTTTCCTGTCCCGACGGATCCTATGAGCATCAGCCCCGTACCAGTCCGGATGTGGTCGTCCATATGCTCTATATAGTCTTTCACGATTTCCCATTGATTGCGTCTATTCGCCGGTATGCCGCGTTTTTCCATGTTTCCTGCAGTAGTTGTCCAGAACCGTTTATAAATGCCGTGAGACTCCAATTCTGACGCAGAAACGGACGGCTTATTCCCATCCGGATACGCTATCCCAGTCGGTTTCGCTCCCGTCTGTCTTCTTTCTGCCAGCAGGCGCATTTGTGTGAGTTTTTCTTGCAGGGCGCTGCTGTTTGCCGCTCTTTGCAGTTCCGCCATTCCTGCCATCTCCTTCCTCGTCATAGCCGTTTGCCATCCAGTCACGCAAGATTCCGGTTATATATTGCAGATTGCGTACATCCCGGAATACCGCCCGGTCTACTGCCTTTTCGAACAGGTCCATCCCTGCCTCGTCAATGAGCGCTCTCACCTTTTCAAGCTCGATACCGCCAGAGATAGGCCGGATGTTGTCCTGGTAACACTGGATGGCCTCTGCATACCGGTCCGCCGTAGTAGTAGTCGTAGTAGTATATTTACTTTCCTTTCCTTTACTTTGTTCAGAAATGTCTACATTTTTGTCAGAAATGTCTACATTTTCTCCTTTAATGTCTACATCATGTATACATTTACTTGAAAAATGTGTACACGAATCAAACCTGCCAATTCTCAAATTTTTGAAATCTGACGGATCCACCAACAGATACCGTTCATCTATTTCAACCACTTTGCGCCTTGCGCAGGCTTTTAAATATCTTGTCTGTATGCCATGAGAAGTCAGGATTCCGAACGAGTGAAGAAGGGATTCGTTGAAAAATCCGCGCCGCACCAATTCATCCACGATTCCTTTCACTAAGCCAGGGGTAAATTCTTTACCCGCAACTTTCGCAAAAAGATATGGTGAATCCTGAACATCCCACCTTAGGAAGTACCCGTCACGATAAAGTCGCGTTAGCAAGCGTATCGCACATACTTCGCCTTTAATTCCAAACCGGGAAGATACATATTGGATCTTCTCGTCTTCAAAGAAATCGACATCAAAGGAGAAATAATCCAGTCCTTTTTTCATATGGATTCTCTCCCGTCATGCTGTTACATCGTACGGTAAATCTTAGATGGAAGCGCTGAATGGAATGATAGAATCGTTTTCGTCAGCTTCCCGTGCTTCTGTTTCAGGCTCTTCATCTTCGTCGTCCTGCCCTTCGAATAAACTCATCTGGGCACGCTTTCCGTTGATATAGGCCATTGCCTGGGATTCCAGTTCGTTCAGCGCCTTTACCGCATCTGCAGTGAAGAAATGCACCGGGTCTTGGTTATCAACTTTGTCTTCCGGATATTTCTTAACCGGCGTATTGATGGCAATCTGAGTTTCGCCTGCCGGTACATCGAATTTCGCACTGATGACCGCTGCCATCTGGGCACCGTCCTTTCCGTTCCGGCGGAAACTTACGGCATAGGGATGAATCCGGTTGATGAACGAATCGGGAAGGTCAAGAATCTGTAATACGTGCCGGTTCAGGGCATCCATCGCCGTATATAACTCCGGCTGGGCCAGTTCGTCACCCGTTATCTCATGAGTCAGCATGTGCGAACCGTCGGTATAATCCGTAAACAAAAGATTGATTTTTTCCTTATCTCCTACGATCTTAATCTTGTTGAGCTGTTTCATTGTTGTCCAGGTCTCCCTTCGTCGAAATACGTAGCAGCCAAATCGGCCATATGCATCAATACGACCAGCGGGTATTTTTCCATAGCGCCGCCAATCGCGTTAATACCAGAAAATTCATGGGTCCGGATATCCGAGAACCCCATATGCCAGTTGATGGCCATGATTTCTGTCATCGTAAGGTTGATATACTGCTGCAGAATCATGACCGATTTTTCGCCATGGCCCAGAGGAAACTGATCATCGCAGGTATAGTATGGTACCCGTTCCCATTTTCCTTGTTCGTTCTTGCGGTTGCGGTAATCAATCTTGTAATAATCCATCTTGCACAAATCATGGAACAAGGAAACGATGGCAATTGTTTCCAGTGGGTATGGCTCTATCTTGTAAAAAACAACCAGCCGATACAGTTCGTCATATACATTGAGGCTGTGTTCTACCAAGCCGCCTTCATATGATCCGTGGAACCGTGTCGAAGCCGGGGCGGTAAAAAAATCATGTGCAGCCATCATCTCCAGAAGATGATCGATGCCTGGCCGCGTTATATGAGTCTTTGCAAGCTTGATGAATTCCTCTTTATTCGTCATTGTATGTGTGCCCCTCCTTTGGCCATGATGCCGGGGACGCTTTTTAGGCATCCCCGGTTATTACCTGGTCTCACATATTCAAGGATTCTTCTAAAATCCGGTCATCTTCCGTTTCTTGGTTCGGATGGGTATCATGTACTTCCCCGGTCTTCGGATCTACATTATCCGGGACCGGTTCGGCCTCGATGTCGGTGTAATTTGTTTCGTCCCGGACATCGACCATATCCTTGCTGAGTTCGGTCTTGATGGTCCCGTCGGCTGTTACACCGCGGATGAACTCCGTCGTCAGCGGGGCGTATTTCAGCGCCTTTTTGATGACGGTCTTCTTGGCCATTTCATCAAAGTTCGTTTTCCATGGCGAGAAGCCTTTGCCGTAGCTCTGGCTGTATTTTCTGGCATGGGCTTCGATATCTTCCCGGCTCATGACCTCGAACCCGAAATTCCCGTCTTTGTCTTTCCACATGCCGTAGTAGGCTACGACATTCCCCCGATCCTTGAATACAGGCTTATGGACCAGTTTCGGATCTAATCCATATTCAACGTCGAATTCGTCGTTTTCGTGTACCTCATGAGCCTGGACATACAGGCCACTGCGATGGGCCAGGGAAATCATCCCTTTATATCCCACCTGGAACTGGCATTCGAGCGTTCCATGGTTCCGGAACGGGATGAGGTAAGCTTCCCCAAGAGGCGTATTCGGCTCAAGCCCGAGCTGAGCCGCCTGCATCATGGCCCCTAAGAAGCTTTTCGGTGTACATGATGCCAGCTGTGGCGTATTGCTCATGGCCGTAAGTACCATACGTGCGAACCGTTCTCCTGTGATGACTGATGGAAGAGCCGCTTCAATCTGCCCTTTCATGGAAATAATCAGATCCTGCATGTTCTTCATCGGCGATGCTGCCGCCGGGGCCGCTTTCTTGGATGTGGCCAGTCCTCCTTTAGTAGTTGCCATTCTTTTTTCTCCTCTCTAGTTATACCCGGAATATCCGTGTCGGCTTGCTCTGTTTCATGCAGGCTTCGTAGGCGTCGGGAAATTCCTTCTTTAATTTTTTCGTATCGACCGTGATGCGTCCTTTCTGGCGCTTCCATGTAATCTTCCGGTCGCCTATAGTGGCGATTTCATCGTCTCCCATGATGCACTTAATGATGTTCTCCTGTGTCGTGATTATGCCATCAAGTCGCTTCTTTTCTTCCTTGGCATTATCAATGATAGATAATGCATCCGCTGCTTCCTCTGGAAGATCTACCGGATCCGTTTGCCCGCCGGGGTACTGCTCTTTCAGTGCCTCTGTCGTAGATGCACTTCCATCAATGGGCGGCGGCGTCATAGATTTTACGCGTTTCCAAAAATCATATTCTTTCTGGAACAAGTAGGTAATATCTTCATCGTTCCTTGGAATACACTTATAGTCGTAATGCTGTCCGCCGATGAGAACGGCGATGTACCAGACCGGAAGGCCGGTTACCATCATGTAATGCTGACATTGCCAATAGTATGGATCCGGAAGTCCATCATCTTCCCATTCTTTGATACTGAAGGAATTAGCTGTCTTGCATTCCAGCCCCGCCTCTTCCCCGATGACCAGGCGGTCTACGTTCGCCAGCATCCATGAATTTTCCACACTCTGCATAGTGCCGCAGCGGCGTACCCGTTTCCCGGACCGCTTGGTAAATTCCTTTGCTACGACGTCTTCGAGCGTCGTGCCCCAGTAAACCGGCTCTTTGTCGCTGATGTCTTCTGGCACCAGCTGTCCTGTCTTTTCGAGCCATAAAGCATACGGGCTTTTCCATGGATTATCGCCAACGATGACCGATGCATCACTGCCTCCGATGCCCATGTTACGAAGTTCCAGCCATCTGTTGTGGTCTCGTTCTGCATCTTTTACGGATAAAACTAATTCGCATCTTGATAATGACATTTTGAGTTCCTCCTGCTATAATATACGTGAGTTATTTTGTATGTGCCGTTTGCCTGCGCCAACAGGTAAGCGGCTTTTTTAATGTACAATCAGGCCGTTCACAAACATGATATAGGCAATCATGAATGTCATGACGATGATACCGGCTAGGAACAGACATCCAGCCATGGCATTGTCTGCCTGACGCTGCAGCCTGAATATCTCATCCCAGGCTTCCATGCTGATATCCGGTTCGGCCTGTATTTCTTCGTCTACGTGTGCCTGATGCCGGGAATTAATCCATGGCCGCGGTTCCTGTAGTTCCGTCTTCATTTCCTCCTCCTCCTTCTATTCCGGAATAGGTAATTCATTTTGCTCAGCTATCCATTGATCCATCGCTTTATCACTGAACAAAACACGGCGCCCGATTTTCATAGACGGGATTTCTTTTCTCCTAGCCATGCGGTAAATCATGTCCCGGGAGAACATCGGCTTGCCATCTGCCCCAGTAAAATACTGTTTGATGACATCGTTTGCATTCAAAATCATAATTTTCTGACGCCTCCTTTCGCTTTGGAGATATAGATCTGCAACTCTGACGCCGCTTTGGCCACTTGTTGCATATTTTCCAATACCTTCTGCAGTTCGACCATTTCTTCGCCGCTGACTCTGCCGTCGGCGACGATGGTCAATACTGCGTCGCTGACGTTGGCGACTCCGTGGACTGCGGCCAGTATGTCGATGGCCATCTTGTCCAGCTGTTCCAGGTCGGCTTGCATCATGATGCGTTTACCAATCGGACATTCCGCCGTACAGAAGTGGTTCATCAGGTTCGGCGCGTTGTATGCGTCGGCCATCAATACGGCTTCTTCCGGGTACGGTGTCAGAGTTCCCAATTCGATGCGGGCCAGCCGGGTCCGGTCGATACCGAGGACTTCGGCCGCGCCTTCACGGCTGCTGAGCATCTCATTTTCTTCCTTTGCCTCCATCCGTGCCTTGTAGAATACGGAGTTGGCTGCTTTCGTCGCAATTCCTGACATGTTTGTTTCCCTCCCTTCTCGTTATAATAGAATCAGAGAGTGGCATATGGTGTCTCCTTATATTAATAATTACACGAAACGTGTATTTGTTAAGTAAAAAAAACATTCATGTCCACATCAGGGAAAGCTTTTTTAAATTTTGTCAAAAAATTTCGGCTGGGTTCTCTGTCATTATATTCAATCTTTTCATATAAAGATTTGGATATGCCTAATATTTCAGCCATTTCATCAAGAGTATACCCATTTTCATTTCTAAACGATTTTAACCATTCCATATTTAAACCTCCTTTCAATCATTTTTCACCAATTACACGTTATGTGTGATTTGATACTCACATAATATCACACATAACGTGTAAAGTCAATATATATTTACACATATCGTGTTTTTGTGTTTATTACACACATTGTGTGTGATATATTAAAGATACAATTACACGCATTGATTAGAAGGGGATACTATGCTGAAATTAAAAAAATTACGTGAAAATCGAGGAATGACACAAGCCGAACTAGGAAAAGCATTGGATATTTCTCCCAGTGCCATAGGAATGTATGAACAAGGACGAAGAATTCCAGATATTTCCACCTTAAAAAAAATTTCCTCATTTTTTTCAGTATCTGTAGATTATTTAATTGAAAATAATCTACAAAATGATGCAAATAAAACACCTCCTTCATCCGGTAAAGGCGTCCGCATCCCGGTGCTGGGCCGCGTTGTTGCAGGCATCCCTATCGAAGCCGTGGAGGAAATACTTGACTACGAAGAAATCACCCCTGAACTTGCCGCAACAGGAGAATTTTTTGCATTAAAAATCCGTGGCCATTCGATGGAACCGAGGATGATGGAAGGCGATGTTGTCATTGTCCGCAAACAGGAAGACGTAGAATCCGGGGACGTCGCCATTGTCCTGGTAAATGGTAACGAAGCCACGGTCAAACGTGTGAAAAAACAGGAAGAAGGTATCACACTGATTGCGAATAATATATCCGTATACGAACCGCATTACTACTCCAACAAGGAAATTAAAGAACTCCCAGTACGGATATTAGGCAAAGTCATCGAACTGCGCGGGAAGCTTTGAATACAAACAAAAAAAGCACCCTGAAAGGTGCTGATGGAGGTGACAATAAAAATGGAAAAATATATTCAAGAAGCAACAGTATATATAGATGAAGCCGGTGACCTTGGAATCAATAAAGGGACAACTTGGTTTGTCCTTGGAGCTGTAATCGTAAATAAAAACGATGAGAAAGGCATCCGTCAAAAGATAAATTCGATAAAGACATTTTTAAATTGTAAAGAAATCCATTTTCGCCAGTTACGACATTTTGAAAAAAGAGCATATGTTGTAAATAATATCGTCAATGAAAAATTCACGTTTTTCTGTGTTGTAATGGATACAACGAAAGTAAAACTTATCCCAAAGAATAAAGATGTAAGCAAAAGTGTCCTTTTATATAATTATGCCTGCCGCTACCTTTTAGAACGTGTGTCCTGGTTATTACGGGACACTCATAGAATCGGGGATATTGTATTATCCAGCCGGGGAACAGCTCGTGATAACGAATTAATTGATTATATTAAAAACATTTTGCTAAAACAGAGCGATAATGAAATTGCTCCAGTATTCAAAAAAATTTGTAGTAAAACAGCTCCTTCGTGGGATATGCTACAACTGGCAGATGTTTGTGCAACTTCCGTATTTATGGCTTATGAAATCAATAAAAATTTTGGTTTCCTTTTACCTTGCTATGCTCATAAGCTCAGAAATAAATTTTATAAATACGGGCCAGCACTTCTAAATTATGGATTAAAATATTTTTCCCCGGAAATGAAACCGTCAAAATCTTACTTTACAGATAATTCGCCATGTTCAAAGGCATAAAAAAAGAACCCCCGGTGCGACTACCACATGTCAAGCATGCTGGTGATTTCACCCTCGCAGAATCCGGCGGCGTTCTTCAATTACATTATACTTTTTTCGATACAATTGTCAAATTCTAATACATCATAATATAGTTTAATTTAATCTGATATAACATAATAAAAAGGGCAAAAACATCTTGTGAAAGTTCTGGGATTACAATCAATGACCATTTTCGTGATATCACTAAAATAGTAAGTATCGGATCTAATACGACTTGTGAAATCAATGATTTGAAACTCACCCGATATTCATGTTATGCACGTAACAATGTGAGCTTTTTGCACATTACAAATTTTATGATTTTGCCAACGCCGGCACAATGGTAGAAAAAAGTCCTGCCTCCTGCTGGCAAAGTCGTCGAAATGCGAAGAAAATTTTAGAAAGGTGATGATTTTCATGGGGAAAGCGTCTGCTACTAAGAAAATAGTCATTTTGTTATGTTTATTTTTGTCATTAACAATGCCATCTTTTGCTTCCAGTTGGTATTGGATAGGGAATAACAATGGGGCTAATGTTTACGTAGATAATGGATCAGTGCAAAAATATCCTGATCATACAGAATTATGGGTAAAAGTTACGGATGTACCTCAACCAAATTCAATTAATGCCGTTGCATATTTATTTAAAGTGTATGTAAAGCCAGATGCTTCTGGGTGCTTCACATATGTGCAGGTGTTATTCGCTGACGGCCATACTCAAGATGTCAAAACCGATGTAGATATATACCCCTTCCCTCCTGGCTCAGTTGGATATATGGTATGGAGGTCAACCTATTAACTTGTAGATGTTCGGGTAAGCTAGTCTGTATACAAGCACCTATAAAAATTAGGGATATGCATTCTATAAATAAACAAAAATCCCCCATCCACTTGGGACGGGGGTAAATTTTCACAATCATAGCAGAACAATCGTTCTGAATTGTGCACGAATGAAGGGGTGTTGTGATTACAAAAAAGCACGGTTCCTACTATATCGCTATCAAATATACAGATGAATACAGTAAATAGCACTAGAAAGGGGACACAATTATGGCTACTATTAGAAAACATGGAGAAAACTGGGAAGCTACAGCATATTTAGGGTACGATGAATTAGGTCGTCAACGGAAACGAACCAAAACATTGTCTGGCGAATTAAACAAAACAGCCGCCATGCGGGAAGCCGTGGTCTTTGAACGAAAGCTTTTGAAATCAGGAGTTCGGACACGAACAGACAGGACAGTTGCCGATATCATCAAATACTGGTGGGATAATTACGGCTGCCAGCAGTCGCCGACGACACAAGAGCGGAACCTGCAGCTTATTGCCAGAATCAATAAATTACTTGGCCATATCCACGTCAACAAACTAAAGCCTAAACATATCCATCTATTCATCAAGGCCCTCCAGGGACCGAATGCCAGGGCTGATAAACGAGGCCCGTTGTCCAGCCGGACGATTGCGATGCATTTCAAACTTCTCTCTGCCATCATGAATAAAGCGGTCCGCTGGGAACTGATAG